GCGACCGCGACGATGGGGTCCGCGACGATGGGGTCCGCGACGATGGGGTCCGCGACGATGGGGTCCGCGACGATGGGGTCCGCGACGATGGGGTCCGCGACGACGGCGACCAAAATCTACGGCAAATTCATCATCTTCACCAAATTCATAATCATCAACCGCGTCATCATATCTTCCATAACTCGACATACTTATTTATAAATAGTAAAAGAAAATAATTTATTTTTAATTAAAAATTAAAATCTTTAAAAATTTAAAAATTATATTTTCTTTAAAATTATTTTCTTCCATAAATTTAATTAAATTTATTTTTTCAACTTTTTTAATTGTGAATTTTTCTGGTAGAGTATAATCAAACTCTGTAAAAATTTTTCTTGCAATGACGTAATCGAAATTTTCTACATTAGAATCTATTTTTTTAATAACTTCTTCAATATTGCCATATTTTTTAATAAGATTAAAAGACGTAACGGGTCCTATTTGATTTATAGTATCAGTATAATCACAACCTGACAAAATACAAAAATCTATAAACATATTCATATCCATTCCAATTTTTTCTAAAACAATATCTGTATTTATTTCGATTATTTTAGAAATATATGTTTTTAAAATTTTTTTACATCCAAATGTCATAGCATCTGTATCATCAGTGATAGTATAATCAACAAGACCATTTTTTTCAAGAAATGCGCAAAATTTTTCAGCATCATCCGGTGCTGTACAATATGGTATTCCAGATAAAGTCAATAATTCTTTAACTTCAGATACATGATGTTTTTTAATTGTAATAATCTGCGAAGAAACTTTTTCAATTTCTTGTTTAATTTCTTGTTTAATTTCTTGTTTAATTTCAGTTTTGTCCTCTTCTATTTCTAGTTCTGTTATTTTTGATCTTAATTCTTCAAGTCTTACATACAACTTTTCTTTATTGACATTTCGTTTTTCAATAGTTTTTTTCTTAGCTTCGATTGGAAGTCCATCAAATACAAAAACTGGAAGAATTCCATTGGTTAAATAAAATTTAATTCTATTAACTATTCCAACCAAGTGGGAATTTTCGTCTTTTGAAGCATATTTAAATTTATATAAAAGTATGCTACAATCGATTGCTACAATAGAACCTGAATATTTTTTAATATTTGTTGACATAATTGATTCTGGAGCATATTTTTTAATCATATTGTTTAGGCCTCTGATACCCATAATATCTTATTATGTATTATCTTTTTAAACCTTATTTTTTTTAAACTTTATCTTTTTTAACAATCTATAATACTAAAAATATTAGAATTAAAATCTTTACATTTTTTTTCATTTCCGGATTTTTTTTCGTCTATGATATTAATTTCTTTAAACAACTCAGACTCGTCATCTGAATCATAATTAGTTAGATCTAAAACTCTTTTTTTATTGGGAAATTTTGGATGTTTTTTGATATCATTTAGTCTGTAAAATTCCACTTCTTTCCAAAATGTTTCAAGTTTTTTAAGATTTTCTTTTAACCATTCTTCATCTCTATTAACTCTTACAATATTAATTTCGTTAGGCGGTCTATACTCTATAAAATCTGCAACATCTAAATTGCATATAAACATATTCAACTGAACTTGGGGAAAATAATATGCTGGAATTTCTCCCATCTTAATTACTCGTCTATACGGACACTTAACTTCTAATAATATTGGTTTAGAATTATTATCATTTTTATCAATCGCTATTCCATCTGGTGATCCAGCTAACCAATAATAATCATTTGTTTTATAAACTTCTCCATGAGATATAAGACCAAAATTATAATTAACTCTATTAGTCATTTGACAGTATTTTTCAATTGCTTCATTTTCATATTTTTGACCATGTAGAGTAGCTACATTTCCTGTAAATGGTTTTAATTCATGCCCACATTTTTTAAATAATACCTCATATGCCTTTTGATAAGGATTTATACCTAGTGCAGTTGCAGCATCTGAACTAGTTAATTTATTTTCGCGCTGTTTAAACCATTCTGGAGATCTCTGCTCATATTGAGGTATTTTCAACAACGTTTCGATTATTTCCATATATTTAAAGAATTAATAATACTCTTATATACTTATTCAATTTTTATTTAGTTTATTATTTAGTTTATTATTTAGTTTATTATTTAATTTTTTTAACTAAAATATTAACTGAATTTTTCTTTCTCATTAGTTTTTTATCACACTCGTCTATTTTTTTTGCTTTAGATTCATCATAATTTTTTTTACAGTATTTCCATAGTTCTTTTGTTCCAACTTTAAATTTTCTATCAGGGGTTGCTTTATACCAAAAAACACAGTCTTGTATATTATTACTTTTTGACGTATTATCAAGAACTAGACAATCATAACCTTCTGTACAACTATTAAGCACGTCTTGAAATACACTAAATTGAGGAAAAATACCAAAAAAATTTTTATATATTTTTTCCTGATTTTGAATTATATTTTCTCTCAAAATAAAAATGTAATCTATATTAGATCTTAAATCAGGTGGTAAATCCATACAATATTGCATAGTCAATAGAAAAGTAATTCTCCAATGTCTTCCATTCATAAAAATACCTCTTATATTTGTGTCTCTAATCATTTTTTTATCATACATACAATCATCTAATAAAACAAAAACATCTCCGTCTGGATTTTTCGTATCAGAATTTATAATTTTTTTTTGTCTATTTATTACCTGTTGTATTATTTCTGGTTTATATTCAGAATGTATAAGAATATCTGGTATAAATTTTGAATAATAGGCATTGCCGTCCTCTGTCGCAGAAATTGCTACACCCGCCTTTATTCTGCGCATATAATATAGAATATCGGCAACTAAAGTACTTTTTCCAGTTCCTCTTTTACCTATAAAAACACATGTAGGAGGACCGGCACCCGTCGTTCGTCTTTCTTCTATTTTTCTTGGATTGAATTTTGATAAACTAAGAGACATTATTATAATTTATATATTTTAAATAATAAATTATCCCCAGAAATTAGAAGTATCTAGAGTATCCATTGGGAAAGTAATGTATGAATAATAAAAACTAAATAAAATTGTTAAGATTAATGATATAGTAAAGTTATTGTTATTTTCTTCTTTTTTATTAATAGTGGATAAAATTATGTAAATGAATCCAAAAAACAAAAAATAATACATAATGCTCTCCGTTTTCATATCATACATTTCAAATAAACTCATTATATAATACTTAATTTATTTTAATTATAAAAAAACCTCAAATTAAAGTATTATAAATTAAAGTATTATAAAATTAAAGTATTATATATATTATATATGGGAATAACAATCAAAGATCTAGAAACATTTAATAATCTCAAAAACATAAATTTTGGAGAAAAGGTAGTTTTTATTAAAATTGGAGCAGATTGGTGTATTCCATGTGTAGAACTAGATAAAATTTTAGTAAATATTCCAGATTCTATAATTTATCATGTTTCAGTAGATAATATCAATTTCGAATCATTTTTTATTGAAAATAAAATTTATTCTTTGCCTCACACGTTTATCATGTATAAAAATAATACAGAACAATTTATCGGAATCCGAACGGAGAAACAAATTAATTCATTGATCGAAAATTTAAAATTTGCAAAAAATTAACTAGTATAAAAACAGCAAATATTTTGTAGTATGAAATATGGCAGAAGTTTACAAAAAATATTCTCAAATAGAACATGTTTTAGCCAGACCTGGAATGTATATAGGAGATACAAAATGCACTATATTAGAAACATGGGTCGTAGATCTGGATGAAAATACGGCAATTTTTAAAGAATGCAAATGGAATCCCGGAATCTATAAAATTTTTGATGAAATCCTGGTTAACGCCATTGACGAAGTTCAGCGTAATAAAAATGTTAAAACTATCAAAGTAGAAATTTCTGAGCAAGCTATTTCTATATACAACGATTCTGGAATTCCTATAGATATTCATCCGGATTATAATATTTATATTCCAGAATTAATTTTTGCAAATTTATTGACATCAAGTAATTACGATGATTCAGTTAAAAAAACTACAGGAGGACTAAACGGTCTTGGTGCAAAACTTACAGCAATATTTTCTAAAACTTTCACTGTAGAAACTGCAAAAGATGGAAAAAAATACATTCAAACATTTGAAGAAAATTTAAGTAAAATTGGAAAACCAGTGATTACTAAATCTAGTAAAGAGTATACTAAAATAACTTTTTCGCCAGACTTTGAAAAGTTCGGTGTCAATTGTATTTCTGATGATACCATTGATATCTTAATAAAACGAGTATTTGATATCTGTGCTATTACACCTAAAACAGTTGATGTTTTTTTAAATGGTAAAAAGTTATCAATTAAAGACTTCTCAGACTATGTTTCTGTTTTTATAGGACCAAAAAAATCGTTTCCAAGAGCTTTTCAGGAAACAGAAAGATGGAAAGTTGCAGTTGCACCTTCTCAAGGAACATTTCAATGTGTTTCATTTGTGAATGGAATACATACCATAGACGGTGGATCTCATGTAGATCATGTCATAAATCCAATAGTTAAAAGAATAACTGAATTTATTCAAGATAAAAATAAAGGGTTAACTATTAAACCAAATTATGTAAAAGAAAATCTTTTTGTTTTCATAAATTGTTTCATTGAAAATGCAAGCTATTCTTCACAGACAAAAGATAAAAATATAACAAAAATATCAGAGTTTGGATCTAAATTTATAGCATCTGATGATTTTATATCTCAAATACTAAAAATTGGAATAATAGATAATATTCTTTCTATCGCAGAAACAAAGGAAAAGAAAACACTTCAAAAAACAGATGGTAAAAAAACAACTAGGGTTATAGTTCCTAAATTAGATGATGCAAACAAAGCTGGTACAAAAGATTCAAAATTGTGTACTATAATTTTTACAGAGGGTGATTCTGCAAAAGCTACAGCTATATCAGGTTTATCAGTTGTCGGAAGAGATCATTATGGAGTTTTTCCTCTAAGAGGTAAACTTTTAAATACTAGAACTGCAACTTATTCTCAGCTTGCAAATAATGAAGAAATTAATAATATCAAAAAGATCATAGGACTACAAACTGGTAAAAAATACAAAAGTGTATCAGAACTGAGATATGGTAAAATTCTTATTATGACAGATGCGGATACCGATGGTTTTCATATTAAAAGTCTACTAGTTAATTTTATAGGTCATAGTTGGCCAGAACTATTGAAACTTGATTTTATTTCGTCTCTTATAACTCCTGTTATAAAAGTAACGGGGAAAAATAGTGTTATACCTTTTTACAACATATCTGATTATAATAAATGGAAACAATCAAATAAAACTAATGGCTTTAAAATCAAATATTACAAAGGACTTGGTACAAGCACTACGACTGAAGCCAAGGAATACTTCAAAGAAATGAAAACATTAAATTATAAAAATACATCTGAAGAAGATGATCATTACTTAAATCTTGGATTTTCTAAGTCCGAATCAGATGCAAGAAAAAAGTGGATTTTAGAAAGAATTAAGAGTTCTGAAATATTAGATTACAACGATAGTCATGTTAATATAAAAACATTAATTAATAAAGAACTTTCACTATTTTCTATTGCAGACAATATTCGTTCAATTCCTAATCTTATAGATGGATTAAAACCTTCACAGAGAAAAGTAATATTCGCATGCATTAAAAAAAATTTATACACAGAGATGAAAGTTTCACAATTATCTGGATACGTATCTGAAGTTTCAAGTTATCATCACGGGGAGGCAAGTCTTCAAGATACAATTATAAATCTTTCACAAACATTTGTAGGATCTAATAATATGAATCTTCTAGAACCCATTGGACAATTTGGAAGTAGACTTTTTGGAGGAAAAGATTCTGCAAGTCCAAGGTATATCTATACAAAATTGACAGATAATTTTAAAGAATTATTTGACCCAGATGACTTTAATCTTTTAGAATATTTAGATGACGACGGGTTTTCTATCGAACCCAAGTTTTATGTCCCTACTTTACCCTTGATTCTAATAAATGGTGCAAAAGGTATTGGAACTGGATTTTCAACTGATATCCCATGTTTTAATCCAGAGGACATTAAAGAAAGACTTATTAAATTAGTAAACGATAAAAATTATGAAATAGAAGAACTTACACCGTGGTATAAAGGTTTTACAGGAAAAATTATTAAAGTGGAAGATAACAAATGGACAACACATGGTATTTATAGCATTTCAGGG